GTCGAGGGTCTTTCTCACGATAATGAAATGAAACAAAAGATAAAAACACAGCTAAAAAACATATACGATAAAGTAGCGAATAATTACGACGTTGAGCAATGAAAATAGTATCAGTAGAATTTAAGAATATAGCATCTTACGGTAATAAAAAACAAAAGCTAGAGTTCCCAGAGGATTCTGCTGAGTTGTACCTAACCCTCGGTAAGAACGGGTATGGTAAGACTACTATTGCTAATGCTATCGTATTTGGTCTTTATGGTAAAGTTGAAGGCGTAAAGCTAGGTGACTTGCCTAATCGTATTAATAAAGAACTTTGGGTTAAAGTCCATGTGCGTTGTGGTACAATGGACGTTGTTGTTGAAAGAGGTTTAGCACCTAGTAGATTTAGTGTTACTATCAATGGCGTTGAGTATGACAAGGCTGGTAAAAAGTCCGTGCAAGACTATCTTGAAGAAGAGGTTTACGGCATTCCTTACCATGTATTTAAGAACATTATCATTTTATCGATTAATGATTTCAAGTCGTTCTTAACAATGACTCCGTCTGATAAGAAACAAATCATTGATAAGATGTTTGGCTTCTCAGTACTTAACGATATGCAACGAATGGTCAAAGAAGACCGCAAGGTGTTGAAGTCAGACCTAGATAATTTCGAATCAGAGCTTACTCAGATTAACGAGTCTATTGTACAAGTTAAAATGCAGCTTAATAAATTACAAGCTGAAAGCGAAGAAAAGAACAAAGATAAGATTCAAGAGCTTAAAGACAAGCTTGTAAAGTTTGACGACAATAAGAAAAAGCTAGAAGATGCAAATTCTAAAATAGTTACCAGCTTAGGTGAATTACGAGAAGAACTTTCTACTAAGAACGTTAGCTACTCTAATCTAAATTACGAGCTACAGTCTTTGAAAAAGAAGCTAGCTTTATATGAAAAGAATTCATGTCCTACTTGTGAAGCACCGTTAGATACAGAATTTCATAACAGTAAGAAGCAAGAGTTTGAAGAAACTGCAGCGACTATTCCTTCTAAAATGGAAGCACTAGAGTCTGAGGTCGGTACAGTGAAAACTTCAATACAATCAGCTGAACAAAAGCAAGGTGCTATCAGAGATAAAGTTTCTGCGCTAAAAACAAATATGCAAGTTATCAAAGGTGAATTGATTAAGATTCAAAAGTCATCTACTGACGTTGAGCAATTTGCGCATTTACAAAACTTAATTGACCAGTTTAAATCACAAGAAGAAACTAAAGAGGTTGATAAATCTTCTATTTCAAATGAGTATTACTTCCTTGAAACTATAGAAGCAATCTTAGGTGAGGACGGTATTAAGAACATGGCTGTTAAAACAATTCTACCTGGACTGAACGCAAACATTGCTGCAATGATTAACACGATGCACTTGCCGTTCCATATTAGATTTGACGATAAGTTTAATTGTGTGATTAATCACTTAGGTGAAGAAATCAATCCGATGACTCTTTCGACGGGTGAACGTAAAGCTGCTGATTTCATTATCATTATTGCTATTATTAAGATTCTTAAGTTAAGATTCCCACAATTGAATTTACTGTTCTTAGATGAGTTATTATCGTCGGTTGATTCAGATGGAGTGTACAACATACTTAAGATTCTTGCACAAGTCATTAAAGAAAACAAAATCAATACATTTGTAATTAACCACTCGGTATTACCACATGAAATCTTTGACAAAAAGATTCAGATTTACCGCGATAATGGTTTCTCTAAATTTGAAATCGAAGCCATAGATTAAAGATATATACTATCTATGGCAACTTACAATGTAAAATTTAATAAAGATGATAGTGTTATCAGGCACGTCATTATAGGTCTACTTGCGGATTTAAATAATAAGGTATATTTTTACCGTCAACTTGATAACGATAATCGAGTTGAGGTTGATGTACCTTTTTATTATGCAATAGCAGGTGACGAAGATTTCCTTAAAGACAATTTCTTATTCTTAACAAAAGATGGTTTAAGATGTGAACCTGAAGAGGTTAGAGCAGATGGTAACTATGACAGAGTACCCCGTGGTGTCGTTAACTTTGAAGGTATGTCTATTGATTCATCTAAGCTTGTCAATAAGCGCACAAGAGGTTCTTATACTAAGATGAACGATAACGGTGCCATGGAAGGCTACAATGCTGAATTCGAGATGATACCAATTAACATTTCAGTTAATGTAGAGATTATCACTTCATCACAGTTAGATAATTTTAAGATTGTTGAACGTGTCATTAAAAGACTATACAAGTCTAATCAATACAATATCGAGGTTGGTGATTTATATGAAGGTTCTTACAGAATGCCATCTTATTATGCAATGCCTGAAGACTATTCGACGGAAAGACCTGTTGAGTTTTCTTTTGATTCAAATGAAGGATATAAAGTAACTTTTCCCCTTGAAATTAATTCATTCATTCCTTCGTTTGAGTGGGATACTGAAATGCACGTTGGTAACAGGATGTTTGAGATTCATACTCAACCAACACACACAGATCAAAAAGATTTTGACAGGACATCAGACGATAATCCAAAACGTATCGTTGACTAAGATATATAAAAAAATAAAGATATTAAATTATGAATCTTTCTCCTATTAATATTGTTAATGAAAACGAAGTAGAATTCTATCTACACGGTAAGTCTTATACAGTTAATACTTCTGAAAATACAATCGTAGAAAATGAAGAAATTAACAATGAGTTATTATCATTAGCATGGGCTCTTGAAAACTTTCAGTTTACAAATGAAGCAATCATTTGGTACAAGGGTGTTTACAAAATGTATTACAATATTCAGGAAAACAAGTTTTACATGGGTAGTACTAAAGTACTGGATGAAAACTTTGCAGAGTTTCTTTTAGCTTCTGGTGTAATTAGATATGAAGAAAAGCCAGTTGCAGCAGCATTTGAAAACGCAGCAAGAAATATCGATAAGTATGTTGACCTTGACTTTGTAAAAACAGTTAATGAAAACAACAACCTAATCGACGTTATGAAAGTTGGTGGTAATGTTTACATCTCAAGATTAAACGAATCAGCAAAGCTATACAATTTCTTTAAGGCTAATACAGCAAACGCAGCGATTGAATACGTTAACGAAAAGACAAACGTAAACATTACTGAATTTGTAGCTGAGTTGGTAGAAGGTGAGTTAACAGAATACGTTGATGCACTTGACGAACTAAAGCAAAAAGGTGAACTAGTAGATTTCTTAAAAGACCAAAGAAACAGACTAGCTGAAGCGGACAGGTCGATTGAAGAAATTAAAGCAGCTGACGCTCTTATCGAAGGTGAGATTGCAAGATTTGAAGCTGAGATGAAAGAACTAAAAGCTACACTATAATGCATAATATTAAGACATTTGAGCAATTCGTAATTAACGAAGAGGACACTAGCAGGTCTAATGGGTATGTACCAGGTTCTTTGAAAAGAGAATTTGAAGATATGCCAGAGGGCACGGAGCTGTCAATAGACGCTCTAAGCTATTCTCAATCAGCAAATGATGACCTTGTAATCTGTTTTGTGAATGATGATATGATCAGAGTTCCAAAATCGAGATTAGAGCTGGAAGACGGCGAAGGCATTTAAATTGCTCAAATCTTATTAAGATACCTCGGGATTCTATTCCTAGGGATCAAGCCCGGTAAACCCGGGCTTTTTTACTCATGGTTATTTTGAAACACTTATCAATTTATATCATATAATAATCAAAGATACAAACATTAATTTAACAATCGTGGCTAGAAAAAAGAATTACTTAAACAATAAAGACCTTTACGCTGAAATCGTAATGTCAAAGGAACAGGACAAACTGACTCCTAAAGCGGAGAAAATGTTGATGTTGTTGGCTGAACGTGCTATTCGTAAAATGTCTTACGTTTATGATGATGACAGACAGGACTGCTTACAGTTTGCCATGCTTGATTTATTAAAGTATTGGAGGAACTTTAATCCAAAGTATACTAATGCGTTTGCGTACTTTACGGAAATTGCAAAGAGAGGATACGCTAAAGGATGGAACAAGATTCACCCACAAAAATATAAAGATACAATGTCTATCGACAGAGCTGGTGCAAGACCGGGCGAAGAAGGTGGACTGTTCTCAATCTAATGTCTATAAAAAGGGTCAGACCCACGAATAAGTCTGGCTTTGTACAGGGTTACTTTAAACCAAAGAACCCATCAAAGTATAAAGGACCAGAGCCTATAATCTACCGGTCTTCATGGGAGCGTAAGTTCATGATGTGGTGTGATAGCAACAAGCAAGTTGTTATATGGTCAAGTGAACCTGTACAAATACCTTATTGGTCAAAACTACACAATAAGAAGCGTACATACTACCCTGACTTTTACATGAAGATTAAAAAGAATGATGATTCGATAGAACACATTCTTGTAGAAATCAAACCCGAGGCTCAAATCAAAAAGCCGAAGCCACCGACAACAAACAGCAAGAAAGCTTTAAAGAACTATAAGTTTCTTGCAGAACAGTACGTGGTTAATAGAGATAAATATAATGCAGCACAAGAGTTTGCTAACGGTAGAGGTTGGCGTTTTGTGGTGATGACAGAAAAGTCTCTTAAATAATGGGTCAAATTAAAAAGGACATACAATCACAAATAAAGATACACGGTTCTAAGGCTAACGCTAGGAAAGCAGCTGAAGATTGGTATGCCACATCTTTAAATTCGTTTAAGAATAATACCGTTGCTAAATACGGTGAACGTTTTAGACCAGGTAAGATTTATGTTTTTAGATACGACACACCTATCACTGAAAATCTTGAATGGTGGGACCGTAACCCAGTGGTACTAGCACTTGACCCTTACAAAGGTAACGATGTTGCTATCAATCTTAACTTGTTGCCTGTTAATGTAAAAGAAACATTATTGGACGACTTGCATATAAGATTAAATGGACAGATCAAAACAAATGAAGATAGGTCTAGAAATAATGCTAAAACACAAGGTCAATTAAGTTTAAGTTACCAAGGTGCTAAGCGTTATTTAGATGAATATGGTTGCGGATTCGCTATAAGACAGTACAAGCCAAACTTAAAAGTTAAGCAAGCTGTGGTGTCTTATGAGAATTGGGCAAAGATAGTACTTTGTGAATTTGCAGAGCTTGAAGGTATAACACCTGGTATGCTACGTGCTATGTTCAGAAAGTATTATAATAATAAGAATATATAAAGAAATTTAAAGCAATTAAATGGCAGGTTTCGTAAATAACAACAATGGTCCTCTTTCATACGGCAAGAGACCATTTACTTTAAGTACAGCTCTTAAAAGCCTTTCATCGTTTGGTATGTACTACGATGATATGGTTCTTCGTCAATCTCAAGCAATTGGCCCAACTGAAGATGCCTTTGGTTACGGTCAAATGAACCCGATGGGTATAGACAATGACGACATTTATGGTGCATTTGCAGCGCTGTCAATGACAGATACAAACATGCGTAAATCTATCCCTTTATTTGATAGAGATTACGAATCAAAAAGAGAAGAGCTTAGAAAATTCTCACTTAACGATGAGATTGAAGATATCTTAGATATTCTTTGTGACGAAACAATTGTCTATGATGATAAAAACTTTTTCTGTTACCCTGACATTATCGGTTTAGAGGTTTCAGATGAGGTTGACAAATATTTTAAAAGGTCGTTTAGAAACATTTACCAATACTTTGGTTTTAATGGTGACCAATCAGCTTGGTACTTCTTCCGTAAATTCCTTATCGATGGTTACCTATCGTTTGAGATTATTTATAATGAAGAGCAAACTGAAATTATAGGTTTTAAAGAGATTGACCCAATTACCCTAATGCCAGGTTTTAACAAAGAAGATGGTAAAAAGGTTTGGGTACAATTTAAAGACGACCCGATGAAGGAAAGAGTCCTTTACGATTCACAAATCATTTACATTTCATATTCATCAATTACTACAGTTTCAAGAGTTTCTTATGTTGAGCGTCTAATCAGGTCGTTTAACTTAATGAGAATCATGGAACACACTCGTGTTATTTGGGCTGTGACGAATGCATCATTTAGAATGAAGTTTGTTATCCCAATGGGTGGTAAGTCTAAGACAAGAGCTAAGCAGTCTCTTGCACAGCTGATGAATAACTATAAAGAGGTTGTAGACTTTGATTGGGAATCAGGTACACTTGAAACGGACGGCAAGCCAATGCTTCAGTTCTCAAGAGAATACTGGTTACCTTCTAAAGAGGGTGAGACACCAGAGATTGAAACTCTTGGTGGTGATGGGCCAGACCTTTCAGATACAGAAGCACTTAAGTACTTTAATGATAAACTTAAGCATGTATCTAAAATTCCTTATAACAGGTTCATGTACGAAGACGGTGGTGGTGATTTCAATCTAGCTGCTGATGGTATGATTAGAGATGAGATTAAATTCTCTAAGTTTGTAAGAAGACTACGTTCTGCTTTCCAAGAAGTTCTTGTTAAGCCAATGTACTTACAAATGTGTCTAAAGTACCCTGACTTTGCTAATGACCCACAATTTAAAACGCAAATTGCCCTTAGATTTAACGAAGAGAACATGTTTGCTGAGTTAAAACACATGGAAATCATGGAACGTAGATTAGACTTTATTGGTCAAATGCGCGACAACCTAATGATTACTGACCCAGTGACAATGGAAGAAGATTACTTCTTCGATATGGACTTCTTAGTTGACAAGTACTTAAAGCTGACACCGGACGATAAAGCTGCGAATGATGCATACAAAGCTAGAACGGAAGAAGCAGGTGCCGGTGAAGAGCCAGAAGACCCAATGGGTGGCATGGGAATGTAAAAAAATACTTAAGTATAATGAATACACTTAAAACATTTGAGCAGTTTGTATCTGCTAATGAAGAAGCTATTAATGCTGGTCCAGAATCAGAAGTTGTAGTTGATGATATGATTACAACAAACGGCACTAAAATATCTTCAGAAGAAATTCTAGGTGTTGTAGTTTCGTCTGATAATGAAAAGCAACTGGTTGATAAAATGTATGATAAATTTGGACAAACATCTTTTTCAGAAGAGGATATATCGACATTAAAGAAATACTGGAACGACTATTCTGCTGAAAATAAAGAAGAAGAGTTAGAAAAAGAAAAAGAAGCTGAAGAAGGTGGTGAAGGTGACGACCCACTAGCGGGCATTTAAAAAACAAAATTTCTTGTTTTTTAAACTCGATATATAAACAAATATATTATAACATTCATGAACTATAATAATCTACTGATTCTTGAGAGATCAAGCAGTACTCTTATCGCTGACGAAAAGTCTGGTGTATATGTACTGGAAGGTATTTTTGGTGAGATTGACAGAAAGAATAAAAACAATCGTATTTATACTGAATCTGAATATTTACCACAAATCGAAGCTCTACAAGAAAAAATTAAGTCATCAAAGTTACTAGGTGAATTAGATCACCCGGCTAAATTTGATGTATCTTTAAAGAATGTATCACACGTTATTGAAGAGCTTTACTACGATAAAGAGTCCAAGCAAGTAAAAGGTAAAATTAGACTACTAGACACAGATGCTGGTAGACAAGCTAAAGCGTTAGTTGACGCTGGGGTACCTTTACAAATCTCTTCAAGAGCAGCTGGTGAAGTTAGCGAAGGCGGTCAAGTAAAAATCAAACAACTATTTACTTATGACCTAGTAGCTGACCCAGGTTTTGCAAATGCAGAACTTAATAGAGTTAATGAATCATTTGGTTTTGATGTTGATGACAACATTCAAATTTTCCAAATCTCTGATTCAGAAAACCTAGTTACAGAAACAGAAACAATCGAAAATCAAAATAACACAAATACAATCATGGAAAATCAAGCTAGATTTGTAAGTGTTGAGGATTTCAACAAGTACTCTGCGTACCTTGCTGAAGAAATCAAGTCGCTTAAAGAATCTCTAGCCAACAATTCTACTGAAGGCGTTGAAGAAAGAATCGAAATGCTAACAAATTATGTAGAGCATGTTGCAGAGACTGCTGACAAGGGTATCCAATACACTGAATACATTGCTGAAAACCTAGATAAGTCTATTGATTACTCAAATTACGTTGCTGAGAAGCTAGACAACTCAATCTCTTACACAGAGCACGTTGCAGAAGCTGCTGGTAACATTAAAGAGTATGCTAACTATCTAGCAGAAGCAATGAACGAAGGTGCTACAGATTACGAAAACGTAACAAAGTACTTAAACTACCTAAAAGAAAATGTAGAGTCTGTATCTGAATACGCTGACTACATCGCTGAAACTATTAACACTAACCTAATTATGGAAGAAGAGGTTAATAATGGTGATGATAAAACAGGTACTGAAGCAGATGAACTAGAAGCTGAACTTAAAGAAGTCGACAATGATGCAGAAGCACCTGAAGATAAATCAGCTGAACTAGAAGCAGATCTTGACAAAGATGCTGCACCTGCTAAGGAGGTGGCTGAATCAGACATTAAAGTTAACAACGGCGACGACAAAACAGGCGTTGAAGCAGATGAACTAAAATCAGACGCTAAAGAAGTTAACAACGATGTTGAAGCACCTGAAGACAAGTCTAAAGAATTAGAAGCTGACCTTGAAAAAGAAGCAACAGATTCTAAAGTAGTTGTTGAAGCAGAAGAAGAAGAAGCTGTAGAAGAAGCATGTGACGCTTGTGGTGCAAACCCATGTGAATGTGTATCTGAAGAAGTTGAAGACAAATCAGGCGAGCTTATGGATGAGCTAGAAGATGAAGTTGATGATTCAGGTGAAGAAGTTGACGTTGTAGAAGCTTACAAAAACGAAATTTCTGAAAAACTATCTGCACTTATTAATAAAGCAACAGTTAAAGAAAACAATAACCCTCACTTCTTTAGATTAGTATCTGAAGCAACTCAAGAGAAATTCAATGCTCTAGAAGATACTGATAAGTCTAAAGTATTAAAAGAAGTTGAAGGTAGAGGTTACCTAACAGAATCTCAAATCAACACTCTAATGGAATCTGCACTTGTAGAAGTAGCTGGTCAAACAGCACCTTACTTCGTTGAAGCAATGCCATCTGAGTACAAAGAAACATGGGCTAAACTATCAGAAGCTAAGAAATCAGCAATTGCTGCTCAAGCTAAAATGGTTAAGCTAACTTCACCATACCAAGTTAAAAACTTCTGGGAAACGAGAGACCTAAGAGAAACAACTCCGGTTATGGAAAAAGTTGAAATGATTAATGAAGCTAAAAAGCAAGAAGCTCCTAAGTCAAAAACTATCACTTATAACACTGATGGTATGGCAGAAGCACTAGCAGCTAGATTCAAAAAATAATCATGAAACACGTAAAATTATTTGAACAATTTTTAAATGAAGGTTGGGATGAAGACGGTAACTCTGGAGTCTTTTCAATTGGAAATAAAAAAGTAAATTGGTTTATAAGATACGTATTTGATAAGGACAGCACATATGCACAAATAAACGTTGATACTGCAGAGTTTGCAGAAGCAATGGATTTAAATGCAGATGAACTGGTATCAGATTATTCTGAAATCTTTCCAATCATTTCTGCTAAGCCAGAAAATGATAACAAAAACTGGAGAGAATTAAACGCAGAAGACTTTGATTTAACTGACCCTATTAAAAAATATAATAATGCATCTGCATTTTTAAAATGGGCAAAACCATTTAATAAAAGTCTAGAAGCTGATTTAAAGTATTATAAATAATCAAAAAAACAAAAAAATCATTTTTTTAGCGTAATACTCTAAAAGTACAATGATATATAATAAAATCGACGAAGGACGACAGAAGCAAAACGTCCGAGCATGTCGAATTAAACAATAGCCAAAAAAATAAAAATTAATACAATGGCAAATTTAATCAATGAAGCTGAAATCAGAGCAACATGGGCTCCTATCATCGAGTCTGCTACTGGTATCAACGATTCAAACAAACTAGCTTGGATGTCAGAATACTGTCACAACCACAAGCTATATGAAGAAGCATCTCTATCTGCTGTAACGCCGATGATGCTTAAAGGTATGGGTGCTGCAACTCTACCATCTGACCACATGGGTGCTACAGGCGCTGTAGATGGTTCAGGTGATAAAGCTCCAACACTACTTCCACTAGCAATGCAAGTTGCTGCTCAAACTATCGGTCTAGATCTAGTACCAGTAGTACCAATGGCTGGTCCAATGGGTCTACTATCTTACCTAGATTTCGTATATGATGGTGGTGCTGCAAGA